TGTGCTTACGATTAATCAAGCTGAGGCGGCATCGATACAGACAAAGGTTGAAATGCTTCATCCCGAATGGAGCTATGATCAAGTTAAAGCAGAAGTGCAAAGGATCATGGAGGAAAGCGGACGAGCGGTTACTGAACCTGACTTTAGAGAGTGGTAGTTATGGCGATTAATCCTAGATACGCTGAACGGTTAGCACGAGACTTGTTAGAACTTTACACTGAAGCTGAAACGAGGATGCTTGAGATTGTCGCTAATGAGTTAGCCGACGACATATACGCTCCCGAGTGGGCTGCAATCAAACAGGCGGAAATCAGTAAGGTCAAATCGAAACTGGAAAAGCTGGTACAGAACCTTGACAAGAAGATGCCGGAGACGGCAACGGAGACCGTGAAGAAAGCATACACTACAGGTCAAAAAGGTATTGAAGCTGATCTCAAAAAGATAAAACCCGATATCAAGACAGGCTTCGGTATGATCGACGAACGCAAGGTCATGGTGTTAACAAGACAGCTTGCGGGCACGCTTGGCGAAACTCATTTACGGATCACGAGACAATCACTCGATGAGTACCGTTCTATCATCGGTAAAGTATCTCAGATGGTGGAGTTGGGTGTGGATACGAGACAACAAGCGACACAACGAGCACTTAACGAGTTTGCTGACAAAGGCATAACAGGTTTCATAGATAAAGCAGGTCGTAGCTGGTCGCTTCGCTCATATGCTGAAATGGCGACACGTTCTACGACAGGACAAGCAGCTATCGAAGGCGCGATACAGAGACTTCGAGACAATGATTATGATTTAGTGATTGTGAGCTTTCATGCTGATTCATGTCCATTGTGTGAGCCGTGGGAAGGTCAGGTGCTAAGCATATCTGGAAAAAGTGACGAATATCCGGCTCTTGACACTGCTATAGCAGAAGGACTTTTTCATCCGAACTGCGGACATTCGCTGGGAGCGTATATCCCGGGGCTTACGGAGAAGCCGACAAAAGAGCAGGTAGGAAAAGGGGACTTCGAGGAAGCACAAGAGCAACGCAAGCTTGAACGTGATATTCGACGATGGAAGCAACGACAAGCTGTTGCTATCACAGATGAAGAGAAGAAGAAAGCAGCTAGTAAAGTAAGAGAAAAGCAAGCTAAACTACGTGAGTTTTTAGATGACACAGGGAGAAAGAGACAAAGGGACAGAGAAAGTGTATAATATATACAAGGTGCCAGGTGCACCTTGATTTGAAAAGGGGGGCCAACAGGATGCTAGACGCATTGAGGCGTAATTGGAATTTGCAGATGTTTGCTGAGGATGATCCTGGAGATCAGCCCTCGAATGAAGATGAGCAGAAGGAAACAGAAGAAAAAGAGCAATCGGGGCTGGACCCCGAGGCGCTAAGGAAAGAGTTGGAAGCTGTCCGTAAGGAGGCAGCAAAATATCGAACCGAGCGCAAGGCTTTAGCTGAAGAGATAGAAACACTAAAGAAGAACCTTGGCAAAGCGCTTGGGTTTGAGGACGATAAGGGCAAAGCCGACGTCAATGCAGCATTAGAAAAGATACAGCAATTGCAAGAGGAGATACAAAATGAGCGATTGCAAAATTCTTTTCACAAAGCAGCTACCAACGTCGGTGCTGACGTCGAGCTTACATGGGCGTTTCTTAAGGGGACAGGTAAGCTTACCCCTGGAATGTCGCAAGAGGACATTGAGAACGTTCTCAAGGAGACACTTGAAGCTTATCCGAAGTTAAAGGTTGAGGAGACACCGAAAAAGAGCGGTGGAGCTTTTACTCAGCCGAAGGATAAGGGGGGGAAAGTCGATATGAACGTAGCCATCCGAAAGATGGCGAGACGTTAAAAAAGAAAGGAGCGATGTAAATGGCACAAATGGGAACCTCGGGACAGTATTTTACTTCTGAAACAGATGCGCTTCCTCTTATCCCGCAGGAAGTAGCTAATGAAGTAATTAATGGTATAACGGAAGCTTCGGCTACTTTAAGCTTGTTTAGACGACTACCTAATATGAGTTCTAGGACGTTGAGAATGCCTGTTCTCAATTCAATGGGAGCAGCTAGCTTTATCGCAGGAACTGTTAATGATGACTTAACGCTTGGGGCCGACGTAGAAGCACCAGATAGCGTAGCCGAAACCACAATTCCTGGGTTAAAAGATACTCACCAGATGGAGTGGAAAAATGTTTACATTCACGCTGAACCGCTGGCAATTATACTGCCAATCGGCGAAGATGTGCTTGAAGATTCGCAATATCCTATTTGGGACGAGGTCCGACCTCGTATAGTGGAGGCTTTTGGAGTAGCAATCGACAACGCTGTGATATGGGGGCAGGGACGACCTGCTTCGTGGCCGAGCGGGATAGTGCCTACAGCTATAAGCCGTGGATTTACTATTACTCAAGGGACTGCCACTCAAGCCCAAGGAGGGTTGGGCACTGATGCATCCAATCTTATGGGATTACTCGAAGAGGTAGGTTATAATCCTACGGGATGGATCATTGATCCTGTAGCTAAGAGGGAGCTTAGAAATTTAGTTGATACCAATGGTAGACCATTATTTGTCCCATCGTTAGCGCAAGGTGAACCTAATACCTTTTGGGGTTTGCCGATTGAATACGTGCGAAATGGAACGATGAGGAGCGCAACTGCGAAATTTATTGTAGGCGATATGAACCAGGCAGTTTACAGCATACGTTCAGATATGCGCTTCGACATCTTCAGAGAGGGAGTAATTACCGATAGTACTGGGAAAGTAGTTGCTAACTTGATGCAGAACGATATGGTCGCATTGCGAGTGGTTATGCGGTTAGGATGGGCAGTACCTAATCCAATACATGCGATGGGGCCAAACCGTGACGAGAAATATCCGTTTGCTGTAATGAAAGCTGCATAGGCTCAGCGAAGCGGGGAGACATCTCCCTGCTTCGCTATATTGTAGGAGGGCATAATAATGGCATATGCCACGATTGCAGATTTAGCAAGTTATCTAGGTGTTAATGAGTTTGAACTAGACAACAATTCGCAACGACTTTTAGATTGCGCTAGCATGTTAATTGACATGTATACACTTGGTAAGGTAGATGCTAATAACCCAAACCATATGGAAGCAGCCAAATTAGCTACATGCGCTCAGGTTGAGTTCTGGCAAGCGACGGGAGATCCTATGGGAGTGCTTTCGACTTTTAACAGCTTGTCGCTCGGTAGCTTTTCAGCTACTTTGAGTAACACGCAAAATTCACCTTCTAACCTACCTCTTGCACCACGAGCATACCAAGCATTGTTCATGGAAGGTTTACTTTACGCAGGTGTTGATACAAAATGATACCTAGCTCGCTACTCATTCACAAAATAACCGTAAAAGAATATAAAGGTAATGGACCGTATGGGCCGTTGTTCGACGATCCTTATGAGGCATTGTGCTACTTTGAGAAGAAACACGAGCTAGTAAGAGACTCGACTGGACAAGAGATCGTATCAAGCGCACGTGCTTTCATGTCTGCAGATTATGAGCCACCTCCTAAAAGCATCATCACATTCGAGGGCGACGACTACGAAGTAATCACTTCCGCACGGTTCGACAATCCCATTGCTGGAGCAAAACCACACCACACCGAGGTGACGCTGAAATGAGCGTGTTCATGCGTTGGTACGGAGACGACGTCACAAAGAAGATTCGACAAGCTCAGATCAAAGCGTTGAGAGATTCCGCTGAACATATCCTTACAGAGGCTAACAAAACCAATCCGTACCGTGAAGGCACACTCGAGCGATCAGGCAGCACAGACGTTGACGAAACTACACTACAAGCTTCAGTATATTACGATACACCGTATGCAATAAGGGTGCACGAAGAACCTGGACTAAATTACACTGACCCAAAGGCTCGTTGGAAGTGGCTGGAGATGACGGTTAAAGAACAAGCTGATAAGGTGGCTGAATACATTAAGAAATGTTTGGAGGATGCTCACGAATGAGCATAATCACAGAAGTTATGCAATACTTAGCTAATAAGGGGATCGTAAGCTATAGCGAGACTGGCGGTGCCAATAATGTCTTCATGGGACGATTACCAGCTGAACCATCGTTTGCTGTGGCTGTCAATCCTTCTGGCGGCTATGGAGCATCTATCAAACATGCTTACGATTCACCTACATTACAAATATTAGTTAGGGGCACGGTTGATCCTCGAACGGGATATGAGAAAGCATTACAAATATACGACGCATTACACGGTTTTGGCGGTGACAGATTTATTGTAGGAGGACATTGGGTGGTAAAATGTGAAGGGATACAAAGCGAACCTGTTTATTTGGGTCAAGATGATAATGGACGACATATGTACACATTAAACTTTGCGTTGGAGATCAAGAGACCTTCAACGCATAGAGAATGAAAAAGGAGTGATATAAATGGCTTTAGTTAGAGTGTTAGCACGAGATTGGGTGTTTGAAGTCGAAGGAACCGATGGCGCCTTTGTACCAGTCGGCGGACTTCACACTTTTGGACTTGGCGGTACTAAGGTTGATACTGACACGACTGGATTCGATAGCGAAGGATTCGCTGAGCATTTAGTCACAGAACGAGCGCATTCGTTAACCTTGAGCGGGTTTTTTATTGAGGATCTTGATACGGGAGCACGTGACCCTGGACAAAAAATAATTGACGAGTTAGCTATAAAAATAGGAGCAGAAGCAATAGGTAATTTCAAACTTACCTCACCTGGTGGGACTGTATATACGTTTAGTGGCAGCGTTGAACCTGGAGAGAAGGGCGGAGGGAAGAACGACGCAACAAGTTGGGGAGCTACGATAACGATAAATGGTAGAGTAAATATAAGCTAACAAGGAGAATTAATTATGAGTAATAAGTATCGAGATTTCGATGCTTTCTTTGCTGAAGCATATAAAGAGAATATCACGTTCAAGGTGAAGGGTCGTGAATATACCATACCTCCTTCACCTTCACTTGGCGCTGTTGTTCGTCTTGACAAGATACGACGAAGTAAAGGCATGGATGGAGCACTGTCGGAACTTGAGCTTGAGCAGATGGGCATCGACGTGCTTGGCAAAGAACAATTCGAACAGATGATGGCCGACGGTGTGACAATTCAAGAATTCGAGCATATCTTTGAATGGATATGGAGTTTATATCGTGGTGTTGAACCGAGCGACGAAGCAAGCGGTGATCAAAAAAAAACGAGCAAGAAGCGGTCGATATCATCGAAAAGTGGGGATTGATTGAAGCTGACTTTCAAAGAGAGTATGGCATAAACTTGGTTAAAGAGCTAGATACTTTGTCGTGGCGACGATTCTTGACGTTACTCAGCGGTCTTGGGATGAATAGCACTTTAATCAATGTGATTAGCAAATACAAGCAATCGGACGAAGGAATAATTGAAGATCCAGAAGCGGCAGAACGAGCAATGAAGCACCTGTGGGGGGTGTAGCAGTGGCGCTCAAGGTTGGGGAGCTATACAGTACACTTGAATTAGATGCAAGAAAATTCAATCAGGGAATTACGGCGGCACAAACGCAAGTGAAAGGCATGTCAACCATGCTAAAGGTTGGACTTGCAGGTGCCGCTGTGGCCGCTGGTGCTGCACTCTACAAGATGGCGAAGACTGGACTGCAAAACGTACGTGAATTGGACGATGCTGTTAAACAATTTCAGGTCGCCACGGGCGCTACTGCTCAAGAAGCTGAGAAAGTAAGAGATACTATACAGAAGTTGTACCGACAGAACACTGATTCGTATGAGGAACTGGGAGCAGCTGTGACGAGATTACAGCAACGTTATGGGGATCTTGGGGATGATCTCGAGAAGCATACACAGTCATTTCTTGACTTTGCAAAAGTTACTGGTCAAGACGCTACACAAGCAATCGATGATGTAACAAATGTGTTGATTGCATTCAATAAAGATCTTGACGAAGCTGTCCCGTTGATGGATAGCTTACTTGCTGTGTCTCAAAAGACAGGAGCAAGCTTGCCA